TTCCTTATATAAATTTTCTACTGTTGGAGGTGTGTCAACATTCTTGTCAATCATAAAAGGTTATATCGCTTAATTTTATTTCAAATTTCAAAATACGTTGTAATAATCAAAGTTTTTCATTGTGGCCACTCTAAACAAATTACAGAAAATATTATATTTCAAAATGAATTTTTGACGATTTTTTGACGGCAAATAAAAAAAGAGGGGTACCGCTATGGTACCCCTTTTATTATTAATCTAATTCAACAAGGCGTTTCAATTCGCCGTTTACAAACCACATTTCACAACGTACGTTATTATGATCTGTGAGTGTTGCGGTATATAAGCCGTCTTGTTTTGGCGTAATATCTTCCGCAAATTCATGTTTCTTGCCTTCAAATTCAAATGTTTTCATATCATATACCCTTTCATTAAATGAATTACAATATACCGTAAACCGTACGGCGCGGAGATAATCGGATCACCTACCATTTCGCAAACGTATATAAAGCGCTGGCCCCTTCGAAATGCTTACCTTCAAAATGCGCTAGGCTTTGAAAGTCGCCAGATTGATAACCAATTGTTTCGTATACCTTCCCTGTCTCCATTACAGTAACGCCACCCATAATACGATGTACTTTATTAAGGTTGATTTTATACACATCAACCTTATTTTCATCTGTATTTTCTACAACTGCGGTTCTATCGCTTTTTTCTATAGCTTCCTTTGGAACGTTAGGCGATTTATCTTTGATAGCATTTTTCGTAACTACTGCCGCATCATGTAGCGTTGGCGCTTGCGTATAATATGTTACTACCGGTTGTGTCGTTTCCCTATATGCAATAACTTCCTTCGCTGTCTTTGGCGTTACATTTAAGGCTTCCCCTAATTTCTGTGGGTTTTTTACGATTGCTTGATTTAAAAGTACAGGCTCCTGTAGTTTCTTAGTATGCATCACGTTATAAGCGAATAAACCAGCGACTACCACTAATAGCATAAGTAATGCTACGGTAATAATCGGTGCATATCGCCTTAATAGTTGAATGATAGTATCCATAAATACCCCCTAAATAGGCCAGTTCAATACCAAATCGGCATCAAACTCTTTGCCTTCAATGTTTTCGGTAAATGTATATTGCCATAGATTAACACCGTCATAATCACATTGGCTATTAAGTTGTGCACACCAAATAGCGCAACCGCCTAACTGTCTAACATCTAATACATTCACTAGCCAATCATAACTAGCGTATAATCCCGTATTTCCACATCCAGCTTGCCATAATTTATTGATGAACACACTGCAAATATTTGTTAATTCTTGGCCAGTTGGCATACCACGGTCTGCTTTGTAATCGTCCGCATCTTCCATATCGAACCATACACCCATAGGCAACTTATCAATAGTTAAGCCGGCATCATTCAATGTATTAATCACGAATTCTGCTTCATCTGCCGCATGTTCTTCGTTCATAGCATAGGAATAATGATATACACCAATCGCTAAACCGGCATTAATTGCACCGTTTACATTGTTATAAAATTCACTATCTAAATTACCGCGCCCATATCCGATGCGGATAATAGCAAAATCAAAGCCATTAGCTTTGACTGCGCCCCAATCTACTACGCCGTTATTTTCGCTTACATCAATGCCCCTCATATTTCACCTCATAATTTAACCTTATTTTCAATTTTGGTTCTAATCAAATCTAAAAACTTTCCCATAGATACGTTGCCGCCGTCTCTTAGGTTTTCAAGAATAGATAAGAATTCGGACGAACCCAAATATAGCCATACTAGCGATACGGCAAACTGTTTTTGCCCGCTCATTTCATCAAATAAAATAGCGGCTATTGTAGCCGCTACATATGTCATAACCTTACCAATAAACCCTTTACGCATATATTTAGATGCTATGAGTTGTTTTTCAAATGCTACCGGTATGGCCCGGTATTTTTCCCATGTTGCGATTTTTTCCGGATTATATCCGAACTCATCGACTAACATTTTATAAGCGATGCTTGCCCATTTCGTAAGCAAATCAACAAACACCAATAAAATAAACACGCCCAATATTTGAACGTGTTTTAAACCAATCACCCATATAGCCAACGCAGCAACGCTGCTCAATATTGTTTTTAAGATAAAGCTAGTTGTAAGAGAATTCCAACTATCGATTAAGAAATCTAACACTATTTGCATTATTACTCCTTTATAATCCCTAAGCCATATACCCCTCTTGCTACATTGGCTTTTTGAATATTTAGTTTGTCTAACTTTTCCCTCTTTGCATCGCTAGACATGGTTTCGCTATCAATAATTTTCTTCGATGCTTTATTAATAGCCTTAAATGAATTTTGTGCATTTTTCAGCCTATTGTATAACTTAGGGTCATAGCCTTCCGGTCTCTGCCCTGTGAGTTTTAGTTCGTTATGTAGTTTTTCTTGTTCCTTAAAATCATCATATACACGTTGCACGCTATCGCTACTTTGATATGGTTTAGCAAAGAAACGGCGTATTTCCGGTAACTCCGTTACACCTTTAGTAGGGCGTTTTTCATTCGCACCACCAATAGCATCCGTTATGTCTAATCCTAATCGAGCAAGGTTGCCGCCATACCCCATAATAGTATTATCTACCTTGTATGGTGAAACGTTGAATGTGTCGCCAATTTTTCGAGCCACCATAGATGTATTAGATCCGTACTGTAGTTTATCCGGTAGTTTTTCTTGAGATTGAGGAACAATATTTCTTTGTCTGAATTTAGAGTAATTACTCCACCATTCCCAAATAGGAGATAAAGCCGTAGGCAGTACGTCCGGCAATAATGTATCAATCGCTCTGTCTCCCAAGCCTTTAAAGCCGACTCCGTTTCTGCCTGTTGATTTATCATCAAAATACTGTAACATACGTTCAAACGTAGTGCCGTATAGCAACCCTAATTCAAACGGCTTAGGTATTTTTATAAATTTATCACCAGCTGGAATATGGAAGAATGTATCCTTTTCCCATTGTGGCAATTCTTGATATGCCGAATTATCTTTATTCAAATACCATAATGCGATTGTAGGTAATGTGATAAATAAAGTAGATTTAATCGTCATACCTTTCGGATCATCACGCCATGCACGTATTAATTTGTCGCCACCTTGGATAGTCGCATTAAAGAACGCTACAACTTTATTTGCGGTTTTGGTATGCGTACCGGTACGGCTGAAATCAATCGTAATATCACGGCTTGCAATAGATGCTTCACCTAGTGATTTAGGTTTTAAATTGGTTTTTGTTAAACGACTGTATAACCCTGTATACCCTTTTCTAGCATTGCTAAATTCGCCTAAACGGGTAGCCACCTCCGTTGCTTCCGATATAGCGCGCAACACTTCCATAGGATTTCTTGCAACTTTTGACAATGTGGACTTACGAGAAAATAATTCTCTTAAATGTCCGCTCAAATAATCTCTATCAAGGCTTACCATAGCAGCGTGAGCGCCACCACTTTTTACGTAATCCCAATATAACTGGTCTTTCTTTAAGAAATGTGCTAGACCTCTAAATGTATCAACCACAGGCAAAAAACCATGTTTAGAGAATACGCCAGCTGAAATAGTATCACGCAAGGCGTTTGTGATAGCAAAGCCAGCAGTTACAGTAGAACCAGCACGTAACCAACTAGCCGGATACTGCAATATTTTTGTTATAAAATTGCTTGTATCCTTGTTCATCATTTTCATTGCTTGCGCTAATTCCGGAGTTGTTTCATAAACAACTTTTTTCCCTTTAACCCAAACAGAAAATGTATTATCTGTAGATTTTGCTGGTCTATTACCTCTTACCTCTTCGACGATGGTTCCTATACCAGGTTTCTTTGCAAGTTTAGCAAAGGTAACTCCTACGTGATTTCGTTCGATTGCATTGTAGAATTGGTATGTATTTTTTACGATACTTTCTAACGGATCAATAATATCACGTGTACTGCCTTTGAACCGCTTGATAGGATTAGCCACGTTGACAAACCCTTTTGAACTAGAAAAGAACCCGTCCATACTCTCTGCTGAGAAATCACGGAAAAACGGAACATAATTAGGGTATTTATTTCGCAATAAATGGTATGTTTCTGGTTTTAATATTCCGTTATTTACAAGTTCTGCAAGCATATAATCTTGAAAACGGTGAATGTCTTTAGCAGCGCTTTTGAATGTAGGATTTTTTTCATACTGCTTAACGGTCGCTAAATCCTCTTTTAGTGTAAATGTAGGCATTTGTCCGTTGCGATGTAGGTCTAAATCATGTAGTGCTACAAGGTAGGCGCTAAAGTCTTTATGTTCTTTTTGAGGTATATCCTTAATAATATCCTCAAACGAACGAACGCCCTTTTCTGGTCTCCCACGCTTTATAAATTCTTCCGCTTTACCTACCCAGCCACGAGATAACCACGCTTGCATAAACGGATTATCTTTAAATTCTATTTTTTCACCTGTGATATGTTCCACTTCCTCAACCATTTCACGCAATGGGTTGAGTTCATCAATAGCTTTTGTATAGACATCACTCGCTACACGTTTAATGGTATCTTTAATATTTCCATCTTTAGCATCCGTAATGATACGTTCAGCTTTAGAGGTTCGTTCAAAGGAAATAGAACCTTTGATACGGTCTGCGCTAGATTGGTTAAACCATTTATGAGTAACATCAGATAATTTATCAACAGCTGCATTGAGTTCCTTATCATTTTTTACGGTTTCTTTGAAATAATTATAGAAAGTAGGAAATAACTTTTTAGCTCTCGATCTATCTCCAATGTAATCATTGAAAAATTCGGCAAATCCCTCTTGTCGTACACCTTGTCTATTCAAATGATTGTACGCATTACCGAACCGTTGTCGCACCTGTCCTAATAAATCTTTATCGATAGCGGCTTGTAATCCTATCGAACTATGTTCATCGCTAAACCCATATAAATTATCAATATGATGCCCTAATTCATGGGATAGTGTGCGAATATCACCCCAATTTCCAGAACGGATAACCTGAGTTTTTGTATTATACCAACCCATAGCCCCTTTTTTGCCTAATCGTCCGGATTTCACTCTTTGGTCGAATAAATTATTAATAGTATCAATAATTTCTTTTCGTGATACATTGCGCCCAAGTTCTTTTACTTCACCGGCCCCTCTTCCCTCAGCTTGTTCTAATGGGTTCATGCTGTATTGTAAATCACTATCTACAACATTAGATTTTTTAACGCCTTTACTTTCCAAATAGCGATTTGCCATTACTTCGTTACCGTCAAAGGCTTTCACAACTGCATTGTGTACTTGCTCATGTGTTGCATTGTCTAAAAGCCGGCTTGGTTGTTGTGCATATTTGCTCACGCCACCTTCTACCGGTTCTGCTTTTAACGCTTTTAGTTCTTGCGTATCTGCAATTAGTTCGGCAGCTCGATCCGTACGAATACGTTCCATGTAATCATGGTTCAATGTTTCAACAGGTACTTCTAATGCTTCTGATAATTTGACTTTCACCGCATCAAGTTCGGCTTTTGGAATATCCGGCTTGGTTGCACGGTTCAAGTCTTTTAGAATTTCCGTATTAGAATGTACTTTGTTTTCTAATTCCGTAAGTCTCGTTTCAGATGCATCATTTTTCACAACGTCTTTTAATTCATTTACGATTGCTTCGCGTGCTTTCAATGGCAATTCATCAATAGCATTTCTCAAACTTACGTTTGGCGCATCTTCTTCATATCTAAACTTACTATTTACATCATTTTCAACCGCTTTTTCTTGAACTCGAGATTTATCACCATCTACAAATTCAGCATTCATGCGATTTTCTGTGTGGAAATCGTTTATTTCGCCTGTACGGGCCTTTTCGCCTTCGCCTTGATAGTTTATATCTAAATCATCGTTTTTAACTGATTTCTTTTCGGTATTTTCAACGAAACTATTCAAATCTGTGTGCGGATCTTCTCCTTTTACCGCATCACGTTCTATAAACTCATCTCTAAACGGTTCTTCATGTGATGTTCGGTTGGGATCTAGGCTACTATCTTTAAATGATGTATCACGTGGCCCATTTTCATATCTCCCATAATTGCCTTTAAATGTATCTTCCGCAATTTCCGCGCGAACATTATCACGTGCAACTGCTGGGTCTGGTCTTTCATAGTATTCACGAATGATTTTTGCCATTTCCGCCGGTGTTGCTTCTGGGTGCGCGCGCATCGCTTCAAGTGCAGCGCTTTCGGTGTTATGTAATTCCCATACGCTGAAATCAACCTGTGTTCGCCAATCCCATGGATCTAACCCACGATTTTCAGCAAATTTCAATAAACCGTTTTTGCCGTTTAATCTATCTCCAGTAAATTGAACTAACCCACGGGATCCGTAACCATCGCCACTTGTTACAGTGGTGTTGAAACTACTTTCCGCACCGATATTCCCGGTCATGCCAGCTGCTTCAACATCACTTAATCCGTTTTGACGGTATCGGTTATAAACGTCGGCTTGGATATTGCCTGTTTCTCCTTCCATAGGTTGCCCGTTCAATCCGCCTTCGGAGTATTCGCGCGGTTCTACTGCATTTACAGGTTCTTCCGGTACTGGTATATCTTCAAAGGCGTTATACATAACACCTTCTTCAAATTTAGGTTCATTTTTGGTAAATCGTTCCCCAATATCTTTAAATGCATTGGTTGCCTTTTCTTTGATATGTTCACCAACACGCCCCACACGTTCACCGATTGCACCAGATACTCTTTTAGGTGTTGCCACGTGTATCATGGCGGCCGGTGCAATTACATCGTCCCATGCATTAGTAGGGTTCATGGCTATATTTTTTGCGAACTCTCCCGGGTCATCAACTAAACGCCCAACCGGTTCCGCAATCGGATCTACTAAAACATTTTTTGCCGTAGCTACATATTTATTCCCTAAAATTCCTTCTGGTGCCGTTCCTTCGTTTTCGGCTGTTGCGTTGGCGTTATATATTTCAGCCGTATTACTTGCAATCGTAGGCGCAGCAAGGACGCCCGCAGCTATTCGCACCTGTGGTGGAACATACGGAGTAATTGCTAGATATCCAGCCGGCTTGCCAACTGCGGCATTGTATGCTTCTGCTCTTGCTTTGTTTAGGCCCGGTGTTGCATGTTCTTCTATAAAGTCGCCGTTATCGTCAAACGCTGAAAAATTATCTCCATTTGCTTCAATGGCATTAGCAGCACTTTTGGAATACTCCCTACCTAGATTATTTGTTTTATTTAATGCATCATCTTTCCAATTTGTTAATGTATTGCCTACATTGTCGTTAATTTCTTTTCCTGTTTTATCAATCCATTCAATATTGTTTTTAACGCCATTAGCAACGTATTCGGCATTATTTTTAACGCTATCCCAAAACGTAGGCTTGGGCGCGTTGCCTACGTCATAACCGTACTCGGTTGTTATATCTTCAAAGGCGTTACCGTTTCCAGCTGCCTTACCGTATTGGTTCGTAATATCATCAAACGCACCCATAGTCTACCCCTTTTATTAATAAGATTTTAACCACGATTTATAATTGCCGTATCCGGCCGCATCAAGTTCAGCCGCTATCTGATCATCGCTCCAGCCTTGCGCTGATAGTTCGTTCATTCGCTTGGCTACTGCTGCCTGTTCTTCGCTTGAATATGTCGGTTGCCGTTTAACCGTTGGCGTTCCAGCGCCACCACCAGTAGGCGCACCACTTAACGCGCTTTGTAACTGTCCGTAATAAGGACTTTCTGTTTCTGCCTTATCTGGGTTAGCTTTTACCCATGCGGTATGCTGTGCGGATAAAGTTCTCAACACTTGCGCATTGTATCCGCTTGTACCTGTTTGTGTAGCCGTTGGCGGTTTAACGTGAGTACCTACATATTTCATGCTGCCGTCTGTTCCAACAATATACGTTTTACCGTCCGGCATAACCTTGATATTCTTCGCACCGAAATTACCAATATTTTTCATTTGGCCGTCTGGTGTCATTACGATAACTTGGCCGTTCGCAAATTGTTTTGTTTCAACCTTGCCATAACCGCCCATATCTTGAATAGTACCGTCGCCCATGTTGTAACGTACAATATGGCCGTTTTGCGCACTACTAAATTTGTAATCAGGCTTATCAAGCGCCGCAATAGAATTCAAGTTATTCATATCAATGGTGCCAGCGCCAACTTTACCGGCTAGATAGTTATATCTTGCAACGGCCGGCGCCAACCCTTTAACCCGTTTTGTGTTATAGGTATCTACAACCGGATTGCCGTCTTTATCCTGTGTAAATACCAGATTGTTCATGATCTGTTGGCGCATAGGTTCAAGTACTTTTTCTTGATATTCGTTGACCTGTTGCGCGTATATATTACTTACATCATTTTGATATTGCTCGCTTGCAAGGCTTTGTGCAGTTTTGAAATCAAAACCCGCTTTAACTAGGGCGAGTGTATTCGCCCCTAGTCTTTTGCGTGCTTCACTTGTTACAGTCGCTTTGTCTGGTATAGAATATTGGCCCGGCGCTTTGTCCTCATTGGTATTACCATTTTCTACCAATTTGGGCGCCCCACGAAAAGGGTTATTGGCCCTTTGTTGCATCATTTCTTGATACGTTTGCGGTACCCCTGTATTAATACCAGTATTGTTTAAGTTTTGGAAATTCCATAAACCCGTGTTTTGTGCCTGTGGTGCCTGTTGTTGTAACATAGGACTTGGTGCATCTGTGTTAGCTTGCATCGGTTGTGCTGGTGCTGCCGGATTTTGACCGCCCCATAATCCTTGATTATTCGCCACCGCTTGCGCACCAAAGGAATTATTACGCATAGCGTTATTAATAAACTGTCCGGCGTTAAATTGTCCTTGTGTTGGCATTTGGCTTGCCATTTGTTGCGCTGGTGTCGCCTGTTCACCACCGTTTAGCATATCTTGGTATCCATGCGCCATGCGGTTATTTTGAATTTGACCTAAACGATACCCGCCGTATCGGCCAGCCAATTCACCGATGCTTTCCCACGGGTTATAATCTTGTAAATAAATAACGCCCATTGTGTTATTCCTCTACTTTCTCCGATTTCTTACCTTTGGAAGTTTTCTTTGTTGTTTTTTCATCTGTTACTTCGTCAGTATCTTCCGGGTTTTTATCTGTTGGATCGTTTGTTTCATCACCGGCCCCTTTATCGCCTTTTTGGCCGGTTTTTTCAGATGTTTTCTTTGCATCTGCAATCGCTTTCAATTCTGCTTCGTTAATGCCTTCCGCCATAATGCCGTTAGCATAGAAGAGATTATCACCAGTACATTGCAATTCAAATACTTGTTCAGTATTGCCGGTCGGCTCACATATTGTAACAGGTTGGTAGCCGTGAACCGTCATAATTGGTTCACCGATTTCTAGTGCTTCAACCAGTTTCAAACCTTCCGGAGTGAGTACTTTTTCACTACCTGTGGTGGTAACTTGGCAATCAATCGTTTCAAGGCGATGTGTTTCTTTTTCACCCATATCGTGTAATGCAATTACATCATTAACCGCATCTAATGTGATTACCTTATCACCATTTACAAATGTTTCGATTGCTTTGCCACCTTCTGGCGTTGCAATTTCTGTACCTGCTACGAAGCAAAAACCTTTCATAAGACCTCCAAAGAAACCGCCAGAACCTTGCTTAACCATTGTTTGTGCTGGTTGTGCAAGTCCATAGCGTAATGTCATATATCTATTCAATAAATCTTCTTGATCCGCGTTATTCAACTGGCTCATAGAGTAGTAATCTTTAGCCGGTTGAATTGCCGCGCTTTGTGTTGTTGCACCTGTGTTAATTGGGTTTTGTGCCAAACCCTCACGTTGCCCAATGAGGCCCGCCGTAGTGCCGGCGTTATTCATTTGATTTGTGTATCCTTGATTTAACAAATTCGCTTGATTTACGATGCCGTTTTGTTGGTTGTTATAGGTATTACCCCAAAGGCCCATTTTAGCACCGATGCCACTCAAACTATTGTTAAATGCTTGCGAATTAAGCGCCGCCGCTTGGTTCAAATCATTTGCATATTGTGCCGCAAGTGTATTCGATGCGTTCTTGCTAATATCGTTCAATGCATTATCTGTGATTGAAGAATTAACAATACCGCGACTTGCTAAGCCAGAAACCGCATTACCTACAGTTGCCTGTAAATCATTATTCAACGCTTGTCGTCTAGCATCTGCATAAGCCGTAGGAAGTTGGCCATTGGTAATACTATCCATTGCGTTTTGATTTTTCAATAATGCGCCGTTGTATTCATTCGCTAGTTGCCCCGCTCCATTATTCATAGCATTAACACTGGCCCCTAGTTGGTTCGCATAACGTGTGTTATCCGTTAAGTTCTTGGCGCCGGCCGTTGACACTTGATTTTGCAATGCTGCTAGTGCATTTTGGTTGTCTTTGTTAGTCCCCAAATATGCATTGTACATTTGTTGATATTGCGGACTAACTACATTATTTAAGGCTCTATCGCCCATACCTTGCAAGGTGTTGGCGCTTTGATTGGTTCTATTAATCCAATCCATTTGGCCTTGTAGTAGTTGCTTTTCTTCGGGGTCGGCAGGTGGTAGGTTAGCACCTATGCTTTGTACCTTCGATTTCTTACCGCCCCCGAATAATTGCAAGTCAAAAGTGAACATGCTTTTCCTTTCTACAAAGTAGCTTCAAGGTGTTTACGCACCGTTTTCAACACTTTGTAATTAAAACCATTATAGGTATAGTCCATAGTTGGAACGCGTTCCATTTTCCACTTTTTAATGAAACCGCGCACGCTTCGATGTGTTGCCGTTACAATTACATCAAGATCATTCAACTTCATCACTTCAACAATGTATTTACCTATGATTTTCATATCACCGTATGTCTGCCATATAGTAAAATACCGTTCGCCTTCATATTCGTTGATACTCCAGAATAGAAAACCAGCATTTGGGAAGAATTTGAAATAATAATTGTATTTATCTTTGTAGTTGTTATTTTCATCGAAATAAAAACCACTTAGACTGACTCGTTCACCTGTGCGCCGTTCATAGTCTTTAATCATGCTTTCAAGGCTTTCAAGTTTCATGACTAATCTCCTATTCGTTCAATCCAATAGCTAGGATTGGTATAGTTGTTATAGATTAATTCGTTAAATAACCCCGGAATGATTAACCGATATTTTCCGTTAGAACTCCCCAATCTAGTAATCTCTACGGTTATTGTTTTTTCTTCACTATTATTAACATATACCTCAATCCGTTTATATTGATGCAACAACATATTGACAACATAGCGACCTTTAGGAAAAAATACGGTTTTCGTATTACTTGTGGTTCCTTCCCACCTAACCGTTTGAAAGTCAACTGGATCATATTGAATGAAGTACTTTTTATTATTAATCTCCGTAATAAGTGGTGTTGATGCATCGCCATATCGTGCGTAATAGTCTTTACCATTAAATGGAATAGGAACGAATTTATTGTGAGTAACGCTTTTATCTTCATGCAATTTAAAACGGTATGTTTGACCGCCTTTTTCAAGTACTAGATTAGGCATTATTCCACCCTCAATTTAGCGCCATTGGGGAATAAAAGATTATTATTCTCGTCAAATGTTGCTATTCTTTGCCATGCACCCATAGTATTACTATTGGTATCAAATCGAATATATGCGCCGTTACTATTCACAAAATACAGTTGCGCCCCTAGCACTCGTTGGTCGCCATCAAATGTCCATGGAAAGGCAACACCCATACCCCAACGTTGTTTACCCCACACAGTATAGCCATTTACCTCACCAACTAACATGCCAGAGTACCCAACACGGGTATTAGACATTTTATTAAAATCAAGCGGATCATTTATAATCCCCGGAACCTTTAAAGTTCCGCTCATGGTATCGCCGGACTTTTTAACACAAGCTTCTGCATTTGTTGCAGTATCGGCAGTTTTTGCATGTTTTGCTTCATCTGCGCTTGCTGCATGCGTAGCTTCTGCTACGGTATCCGTTTTCTTGTAATAGATTTTTTCTAAATCTTTGATTGTTTCAGAAATTGCTTTTAATGTAGTCGCTGGGTTAGTAGTGAACTTTTCATCACCAGCTATTTTTTTGATTGTGTCAGCCAATGCATTAAGTATTTCTGTTAATAAATAGTCTTTACCGTCAACACTACGTTTACCAATTACCGCATCGGTTGCCGTGTTTAGGTACGGATCATAATACTTGATTGACTTTACACGCGTTGCATCTGTTACCGCTATGGCTACCACTACACGTAAAATGCTTTTCCAATATGTACCTGTGTACACATTCATTTTTTCACTTGTTGTGTTGTAGTACATTTTATCTGTTGCCGCTTCCGGTGCGTTTGGTTGTCGCAATGGTTCAAGCGTTGTACTGCCATAACTTAGGCCCCCAGATGCGGAACGTTCGACATACAGATACGATGTACTATTGGCCGGTAGGCTCCATGCACTTTGCTTACGTGTTACTGTTTGCACATAATCAACCGCGCCATAATCGTTGAACCCGTCAGCGAATGACAAAAGAACTGGTGTTTGACTGCCGTCAATCATTACGCTTAAATTATCACCGGTTAAGAACGCAAATTCGCCATTGCTTACCTTACCACTTAACACGCGATTACGTAGGCCGCCACCACCGCCACCAGTACCACCGCTACCGGCTTTTAAGTCCATTTCTTTCGCAATATTTAATAATTCATTCCGGTTTTTCTCTATACTTTCCGGTACTGTATCGCCCTGTGGTGTAATATCCAAAGGGAATTTTTCTTTATATGCCATTATTAAACCTCTTCATATGTATAATCTAACTGGCGTAACGAAATAGCGCCCTTTTGAACATTGATTTTGAATTGTACGTTACGATTTGCACCGCCACCAATTTTATACGCCTTCGTGTATTCATTGACGTTCATCAACGCTTTATAGTCGTAGGTCTTGAAATTAGCATAGTAGGTTTTAACCGCTTTACTAGCGAATTCAATTGGTTTAGGTTTCTTGTTTGAAATGCCAATAGTACCGTATCCGTGTATTAGGTTATGCGTTACAAAGTTATAGTTCATAATTAATATGAATTGTCTTGTTGCCAATCTATTGCCGCTTACTATTGACGTTTGAATTTGTACACTATCATCTGTATCTATGGTTTCATCTAGGATGCCGATTTTATTTCCGTAGGCTATATATACTTCTTTATCAACATTTACCGCATCATTGATGTTATGTGTGAATTTACGTGATGTGAACACGCCGCGCCCGTCCTCATATCTCGGTAAATAATGATAGATAAATACTGTATCACCGTTATATGGTCGTATCCAAAGTTGCTTACGACTAGGTATATGCCACACTTCGCAATCTTTCGTAATGTATTTCAATAGATAGGAATTGATGTTCAACCCAGTTTCAAACGGTTGTATTTCTGCATAGGTATTAGTAGGCATAAAAGACATAAACCCTTGATTGCCTAAATAATAGCTACGATCATCAATGCTTATCGTTGCACCGCTACAATAACCCGTAGAGGATAAAGGATATACCGTTAAATTCCGTGCATCTGGCGTACCAATGACTTGATACACACGTCCATATTCCTTATATACGATAATTGCACGTGATAAGAAATCAACGGCAATAATGCTGCCTTGGTCTTTATACCCTACATCTACATATTGCGCACTAGATGCATCATTTGAGTTGTGAGTCCATGCGTTATAGTCGCCAACTGCACTCCAGTTCAACCGGTGCGAATGAGTAGATGCAACAAGTACACGCCCAGAATGACTTGATACTATATCGCATACCGGACTTTCTAGCGTTGCCAATTTGCCAGCACCAGAAATAACTTGCAGTTTATCACCACTCGCGATAAGAATATCACCGCCAAACGCATGATATTTAGGCTTTCCTGTGCCATTTAACGCGCCCAGTAATTTATTGGTGTTGAAATCGGTTTCGTAAAGATTACGTCCGCTAGAAAAGTACCATTTATTACGGTAAACATCATAATACAAGGTTTCGATTGGCAACCCAAAATCATACAATACACGAACGCCCGGAACAGTACGGAGTGCATTATCCGTTCTATCAAATTCGCATTGTCTAGCCTGTGTTAAGGCTTGCACGTCGATATTCTCCGGTGGGTTACTCCAATCAAGGCCCAATCTAAAACCATTTGTCATGGCTACTTGTTTTACGCCCATTATGTTATACCCCGTGCCACCTTAATTTGTTCCGTGATGTAGTCGATGAAGGTCTTATCATAGGCGGCATAATCGGTCATGAGTGATTTTTTCTTCACCATGAAAGATATAAGCTGCACTAGATAGCTATAAAAGAATTCGGAAAACGGAATAGTATCGTCCATTTCATCAACGTGATTTTTACGCACGCTATAAAATACTTGATTAACCGTTTCGCCGTCATACGTTTCAAATGTTCCGTTGATGATGCGGATAGGATAGCCACTCTTAGGCACAAACCCCATAAAATCGGAAGGAACCGCCCTTTTATCCGGTATATCCATATTCTTAACTACTTCACGATCTTTAATGCTAACCAATATAGTAGTTAGCCAGTCAATAGCGGCGTTAATGTACTGGATATATTCTAGTTGTTCGTCAAGAATTTCGTTTGACTCTACATTAACAAGAGTAATCAATTCGCTTACGACCATAGTTCCAGTACCCTTCCGCAATTACGCAATCATTACCACCTAAACCATTATTAATTGATTGCAACGCATTAACCATATTTGCTGAAATTCCAGAAATATCAAGGTTCATTACACGATATACGATATAATCAACTAACAATGTCTCTAGTTCCGCCGGCAAGTCGCTTTCATCTTCGAGCATCTTATATCCAGCAGTCTTTATATAATCAACGGTGATTTTCTGTTCATGATCCGCATCAAATACCACCGTTTGTAAATTCAATACTTGATACCCTTGTACTTCCGCATCATCTGCCTTGACACTCAATATGCTGATGCATTGAAACGGTAATACAATTCGTCCGCGCCCTTTACCTTCAAATGTACCTCTTGCAAGGCTTGGGCAATATTGACCTATCAGGGCATTTAATAAGTGATTACCTTCGTTGTAATACTCCAATAAATAATACGGAGTGTATTGTTCTTGCGAGGTATCGCCTATTTGCATGAACGCCCTATTGATTATGTATTTTACGTTCATATTCACCCCATATAAGAATAATGGCGGGTGTTACCCCGCCTAGACCTTTGAAATTATGCTTCTACTACGCCACCAGTCATAACATTGATTACGCCGTAATCTTTGTCGTTGAATTTGGATTTTTCGATTGCACCATAGAAAGCAATACCATTACCTTCTACGTTGCCGTAGTCGTCCACTTGTTTGATGTGTTTAGCTGGGCGAGATACCGCAAAGCATGCCGCTTGTTTACCAAGCAATAAGTTATGGCATACATTCGCACTAGATGCGCCTGTTTTGTCATTCAATACGCGTTCGTATTCGTACAAAATAACGCCGTCATATTCGCCCAATGCGCCAGTGAAGATAGGGTTTTTAGAACCGCGAATATTAGCGTTTTGTTGTGCTGCCAACCACTTCGCATCATCTTTCAAATCACGAGCAGCCCACGTAGATACTAACATGATGTATTTGTCCATGCCGTCAACCTTGATTGGGGCAACTTTAGGCCCATGCATTTTCGCTTTACGTTTTGCACGAGAGATAAGCGTAGTAGTCAACTTATCATTTGCCGTGATAGATGCTTGTGTACCAGCCGCGGAAGCATACAATGTTTCACCAGCGGTAGGAGATGCGGAAAGTTTAGCGATTAACTTGTTGTCTTGCCAATCCGCCAACCATTGTTTTAACGCACCTTTGATTTCTTTTAACATGTCATATTGTGTTTTTTGGTCGTCCGCTTCAAAGCGAGATACCGCATTACGTACTAATTGAGTTTGTACGGTGAAGTCGTAGATGTTCAATGTTTCTTCATTGCCGGTCAATGTCGCACGGTTACCTTCAACACCAGCACCGCTTAAATTCATCATCAATCCGAATGTTACTGCATCACCTTTTACGCCTTCTAAGTCTTTGTTTTTGTGTACAACGTTAGATCCGTCAAGTGCGGTGAATTTATCGAAGAAAGACTCTTTTAAGCCTTCATGCCACACTTTTTTAGTCCAAATCTTAGGGACTAACGCCGCTGGAATAGTAACTTGATTTTTTTGATCTGCCATATTTTACCTCTTATAATTCGTCTAAATAATCGCGTATTTCTTTAGGCAATGCATCAAGATTGCCTGTGTCATACGCTTTTAAAATATCTTCTTCCGTTACCTTATTAGGTGTAGGAACGCCACCATTTAACGCGCCAGCCTTTGGCAATGTCGCCGCTACTTCTAGTGGGTTGTTTGGTACTTCGGTACTTGTTGCCCGTTCATTTTGCAATTCTGCTACAAATTTTCTAATAGTTTCAAAATCGGCTTCCGTACCTTCGCCAATATCTACATGGTAGAAAGCATCGTTAATCGGTTGTGCATCACGCATTGTCATTCCGTTTAACTTATCTAAACCGCGCTGATATAATTCTCCAAAGTTTGGTAGCGATTTAATTTCATTTACGAAATTTAGGTTAGTTTGTCGTTGTTGGTGTACTGCGATTTGCTGATTAGTGATTGCGTATTCTGCATTAGCTTCAAAGCGAATGAAGGCGTTGTACTTTTCAGCATCTTCATACATCAAACCTTCTAAATCTTCCGCCGTCATATTAAAGCGTTTCAATGCTTCACGGCGTACAAAATCACGAATATTTGATACTTCTTCTTGCGGTAATTCAATAGGCTTTTGTTGCGCTTCAAATTGTCTAGCACGTTCTTCCGCCGCTTTACGTCTTGCGCGTTCCTGTGCAAGTGCCGCTTTTAAGTTCTGATCGTTCGCATGATTTTCTTCTTCCGTTTCACCTTCGTTAGTTTCTGGCGTTTCTGTTTCTACTTCCGCATCATTCGCATCACTTTCAGCCGCATCATTTGTAGAGGGTTCATCTGTTGCAGTTTCCTGTGTAACCGTTTCTTCGGTTGTTTCTTCCAGTTCTACGCCCGCGTTTTCTAAATCTTCCGGAGTGAAACCAGCTTCTTCGATGTTTACTAATTCGTCTTTCATATCAAATACCCCTTATGCCTTTTTACGTCATTGCCGGACGAATATAAGAATATGGCAGTTTAACGCCGTTACCGGGCGAGTATATACGTGCAAGTAGTTTAACGCCATTACTTAGGGCGAAATACAAAAAACGCCCCATATAGGAGCGTTTTATTATTGTGTTGATAGTTTATATTACATACCGCCTAAATCGTTCATAGGTGGCAAAATTGGCGGTGTATTTTGAATGTTTTGTTGTTTGCCTTTCAAGGCTAAGCGCTCCGCCATAATTTGCTGTGGTGAAATCTGTACGCCTAGCGTTTGTAAATACATGCTCAATGCTTCCGCCGGCATATCATCTAGGCTACCGCTAACACGCAATTCTGGCATAGCTGGCTTTTCTGCTGCTTGCTGAATACGCTTCTTGACGGCTTCTTTTTCTGGGAAGTCCATAAAATCGAGGATAATATCCATAGGAATATCAACGCCGGATTTCTTAGCTTCCAATAATTGATATAGGTTAGCACGTCTTGCCGTTGCGCTTGCTTGGCTAGTGCTTATTACGATATCAAAATCAAAGCAGCTTAGATCATATAGAACCTGTTTGATTGGGTTGCCTTCTTGGTCTAATTGCGGCTGACCTAGTGCATCAGTTATAACCTGTTCTTGCATTGGTTGATTAAGGCCCGGCGCAATCTGTACAAATTCCTTTTGTCCATCATCGCCCATAATGCGCATTGCTTTATCTTGATTATAGAATTGAGGAATTAACCCCGGAGCGTTCTTTTCGCCCCATAATAACTTAACAATTTGGCGCTCTGCTTCTTTCGCCTGTTCAAATATGCCAGCCGTTTGAACAGTTGTTACAGATTGACGGAGATCGATTGCTTTACCACTCATATTGCCTACGCTACCGCTTAGACTTTCCGGAGTGATACCGCTGATAGAATAGAAATCATTACTTGCTTGTTGTTCAAGACTTAAATTGATATTGCTATCCATTGCCGGCGTTCCGTCTTGGAATGTTACGCCCGGAGGAAGCATAATATTTGCGCCCGGTTTCGTACTGTTCTTTTCAATATCACGTTTAAGACGTTCATCTATTTGACCAGTCCAGAACTTAACGCCTAAAGATTGTTGATTAACAACGTGCATGCGTTGGCTACGGTTTTTATTTAATTCCCTTTGTGCATCTTTAATATCACGCACTACGCCAGCCGGTTCTAGTTCATCTTCTGCTAGTTCGCCGGTATAGTAGCAATATTCACGCACTAATGGAAATTTACCGTGCTTATAAGGACTTTCGCCCTCTTCTAAGAGAACATCATCGGCAAAGGTCGCATATCTAATTTTAGTATCTGGTATGCTAGTAGGCTTTTTGCCAATAGCCATTAATACGGAAAACAAAGGATTTTCTTCGTCAACCAAACCCTCTTTTGTCATAAATACGTGTTTCTTGCCGTATTCCTTATACCAATATTGCACTACACGAATTTTATTATAGCTATTGTTGTACCAAAGGGCCTCACTGTCTACCGTTTCAATAACGCCGGCTTCTTGTTCGGTATCATCATATTTATGTCTAAGTGTATCGATTTCATTGGCTTTATCCGGATATACTTGCTTTAACTTTGCCGTACCTTCCCAGCTATACCGGCCAACATATTGAGCATCGCTTAAATCGTCTTTCTTACATTCTGGATCTACGAACGCATCGAACGGAGAAACACGTTCAATTTGAATAGTGCCGTCTAACTTCGTGTAATCGAATTCATAACTTACCCAATAATTAGCCAAGCCACAAATAATCTTATCTCTAAAACATTTGCCCTTATTCCTTTGATAATTCGCACGGTCTAAACAGTATTTTGTGATACCTTTAGCCACTCGACTGATGCGGTCATCTTCTTCGCTACGTGGCAAGAAGTCCGGTTCTGTTTCATTCTGCGATGCATAACCGCACAATAGATTAATAACCGGTCTAATTCTATTGATTGTGATCGCTGGACGTCCAGCTTCACGCATTTTAGCTAAATCCGCATCTTCCCACTGCTTGCCCTGCATAAATGCAAAATCCTCAGCAGCGCTTTTGCGCCAATCTGACGTGGCGGCTAGTGCTTTTTTAACATTGTTTTTCGCTTCGTATATATCGAATGTTTGTTGTTCTATATTCATTACTCCACCATTTCAGAGCCATATATCATATCGTACATTTGTTCTATTTGCCATTGTGGCATAGCTTGCGCAAATTTCGCTAGTTCCGCATCTGTATATTTCGCCGGAATAATAACGCCTTTTTCTTCACGTTCGCCGTATTCCGACTTTAACACCTTATAGGCGTAATCACGCAACGCCCTTTCACTCATACGCCCCATGCAGTTACTTCCCCTTCTGTTTCATCATCATATCTATAACCGTCATTAAATGGTTTCTCCGGTTTCTTAGGTGTGATAGGTCTACTCATGCAAAAATATCTAAACTCATCATATGCATGATCCTCTTGCGTTGTATCCACATCTTCCGGCTTGCTTTCGTCATATACTAATTCTGGTAACGTTCTCAAAATATGCTTACATGTAGAGAAGAATTTGATTTTCTTCTCCCTTAGATAGGTATGAACCATCATCTTACCCGGAATGCGTTCAGAATTAGACTTTATGAAGTTAATTCCATGACGTGCAAATATTTCAGCAATAGATTCACCTTGAACACTCCACTTCATGCGGTCGTCTTTCTGCCATATTGCTCTATCAGCTATATCATATGCATATGTTTCACCCTTACTTAATCTAGCCATTTCGGCAGCCACTTCATCGGGTGTTAGTTTTAACCCTACATCTGGCTCACCTGTGCAGCCGTAATATTCACGATAGCAATGCGCTACACCTTCATAGTCAATAGCATACCAATGAATACTAAACGGTTTACTAAAACCCCAGTCCATTGAACGAACCCTTGTCCAGCCTTGCGGAATTTCAAAAGGTTCTTCTACATGTACACTTCGATTGAATTCGGTGAATACTTGCCCAATGAATACATCCCAATCACCATACAAGAACGCTTTCTTTTCTTGTTCTGGTAATGCTTCCAAACGTTTTACATAGTTAGGGTCATTTTTCATTAATACATAATTGTCGTATACCTGAGCCGGAATAAATACTTTTTCAAGTCCTGTGGTCTGATCTATCACAGTTTTCTCACCGTAATCTGTCGCTTCTACGTATTTACGTTTCACCCAACCATGACCACGTCCACCGGGGTTACAACTACCACGAAAACGAACAGGAAAACCTTTTGCACTACGCAAGCAAGCCGTTAATAACTCCGCCGTTCGTTCTGTATGTTTGGTTAATTCATCAATGCCTAAGTAGTCAAATTCTTGGCCTTGATAGCCTTCAGCATCTTTATCATTCTTCACATAACGGAACAGTACTTGACTGCCATTCTTTAATGTTGCTATGTGTTTCTGGTCTGAATACTTGTATAATTCAGCTGGCACACTTCTGATCCATTCCCTAATCACATTGGCTTCTAAATTTGGGTATGTTTCACGAAATATATAACAATGACTGCCCGGATACGTTAAGGCGTAAATGAACACGTCCATGATTAATGACTTTGTTTTACCGCCACCACGAGCGCCACCATATACCGCATAAGGTGCTTTTGTGTTGTGGAATATATTTTGTTTTTCGTTCGGTTTATAGTCGATTGTTATTTCCATATTTGATAGATTTATACAAAAAATGAGATATATCGCCGTGGATATACCCCATTTAATGATAGATTTATGCAATTACCTATTATTCTTTATTCATATTACTAAATATAACCTTAATCGGTTCACCGTCCGCACCACTAATTTCTTGCTTATCAGTAAACAACTTATATCGCTTGCCAAGCAATTCAGCTGCTTTTAACCTATCATTTAGCGCCGGATCCAAACCGAACTGGTCGGGAATATCACCACGCATCGTACTAGATAAGAACTGTATTACCTCGTTAGTATCGGCAATACTACTTTCTTGCATTTCTGCTAGTCGTTCATCAATATATTGTTTAACGTCAACTTTTTTCAACAGTCGATTACCAGCTGAATACGCCGTTCGTGCGCTATAACCAGCCTTTATCGCTGATTGTGTGGCGTTCGTAGTTTTTAGCCATTCTTCGGCAAACTTTAATTCTTTAGGCTTTAATTTAATATCACTCACTACGTTCACCACCTTTCAACACATTAACTAGATATATTAACAACTCATGTGGCTTTAATGTATCGTATTCAGCAACTTTTTTAAATAACTGGCCCTCTTTAAATGGGTTTCGTTTATACTTCTCCGGGAACGCTTCTGCATATTCTGCTTCGTTATACATTCGACTTACGATATATACTTTAAATGGCTTATCCCACTTACTCCATGATTGGCGAGTATCAATAACATACCTTAAACCCTTTTTAACTTGTAATGCCATAATCACCTTTTTAATTTTAGGCATGTAGTTCATTGATATTCACCCCCTATCGTAGTATGTTGCTATCTTTGCTCTTTATTCTTCTATGTGATCGCATACATATTCCGGCTACTTGTTTAGATGCGTGCTGGCTAGTGCAATATGTTTGGCATCGTCCGTTATATTCGATTGTTTCAGCCGTGCATATGCCGTGCTTATCATTGTTTAAGCAATGCTTTCTATCGCAATGAATTTGCGTCATATTGCTATCCTTTCCAATAATCATATTTCACATTTCGTGTAATTTTAAAAATACGGTTGACGTGTCGCGGTTACCGTGTTATACTCTAATCAAGGTAAGGGGAACGAACCCCAATAGTTAATCACAAGGAGAAAATAAAATGTACACATTAAAAGACTTAAACTCAAAGCAAACTTGGAACTTCGATAACCAATCACAAGCATCTGAATTTATTTCAACTATGTCATTCGGTTTTGAATGGCAATTACTAGACAATAATAATCAAGTTGTCGCAACTCACATTTATGAATAAGGAGATTAAATAATGCCCGCTTCAAACAACAAAATAAAAGAGGCCCGTTTAAAAGCGGGTCTCACACAAAAGGCTGCGGCTGAATATTTAGAAATGCCGCTCCGCACCTTCCAAGATTGGGAATACGGTTCTAACGCCCCTAAATATGTAATCAATATGGCGGTTAAAATGTTAGCTACTATTCAAGCAAAGGAGAAATAACTATGAAAACCATTACAGTAAGCATCAACAATCAACCTTTCATCATCACTCCAGAAGTTTTAGATCAATTACAAGAAACATTTAACGTACATGAAGTGCTACAAAATCAATTCTTTCAAGATGCATGGCGTGAATATCACGGACAAGAACTATCTGAAACTCCAATTTCTACCGTTGAATATTATGCTAACGATTTCGTATGGTGGGTTGTTACAGAAAATAAAGAAAATTACTTCAATGTAATAGGTCTGGTTGATTGCGATGGCAATCTTTACCATGAGTACAAATAAACTAACATAAGCCACCAATTAAGGTGGCTTTTTTAATTACTCAAAACCAAACACGCCACAACTTAATGTGATCTAGCATCAAAACAATTTAGGTTAATTTGGTCTAAAACCTTTACATAATAAATGCAGCATGTTCAGTTTTCAATAATTAAATGTTGCTTTTATACAAGAAATGGGATATATCGCCGTGGATATACCCCATTTTATTTTAGTTTTATTCAGTTTGTTTGTATGTTCTATACAAGCGCTGACAATCTATGAAATCGTACAAGAAGTTATGTTATTAGGTAAGTACATATTTAACAAGGATCGTATCTCAAATTGCATGTGTTCATGAAAGGAATTTAACGCCAGCGCCTGTATACAACACACAAGGGGAACGGCCCAATGTTCCCCGTTGTGTTGCATCTGTATCAGGAGAATTTAGTCAATGTCCATAAAAGCTACATATGACACTATAATTATACTATATTATGCTTTTCCGCATGCTTCCGATATAGTCCGATGTATTCCGACTTTTACCGTTTTAGCGGTATGCATGCTCGGGTAATATGTGTGGTGCAAATAATACCCTACCTTGATGAGTCCAGCCGTCTTTAGTTCGCTAGCTTGCGACTTTGCTAAATCTGTAAAGTATCTGGCGTGTTTAGCGCTTTTGCCGTCAACATATTCACGCATCAATAGTATATTTTCTTTCCCGCTGGTTGTGCAGTTGATAATATCTGCTGCGGTTTCCCGCTCATTAATCAACGCCCCTATTTCCTTTTGTGCTGCATCACGCTTACTTTCAAGGCGTATAATTTGTTGCTCCAGTCCGCCCGGTATTCCGCCACCTGTTAGGCGTTCCTTTGAGTAATCAACTGCCCCTATAGTTGTAATATCGCTTTGCAAATGCTTTAGATCTTCTTTTAATGAATTGATTTTCATTGTAATTAATTTAATCGGTTCTAGGTACTCTTTAGCCAATTCTCTATATTCTTTATCCGTCATAAATTCCCCTTTATCGCATGTTCTTAACTGTTTCCCCTAGCATGTTCAAATAGTCCTGTAAATTGGTTTTGATAGCATCATTCACAATTTGGATATTGTCAGTTGTTACATAGCTGGCAATTAGCATTTTATACATCGCATCTTTAGTCGGAACTAATACCGCGATCATACCACTAATTAGAAACGCCGCAAATAACGCAATTATTTTTCCTTTGTGTGGTTTAAGTTGTTCCCGTGCATAATCATCAATGATATACATAACACCAGTAACAAGCGTTATGAACGCCAACGTAATAAAAACAAGGTTATTTATCACATCTAAATTATGCAGAACCTCAATTAAATACAAATACATCGGATTAATAATAGGCATTATACATTTCCCCTTTCACCCATTCTTCTTTTTCCTCATTCCATTCAAATCTAACTTCATTTTCTAAATAAAAGTTATCATCTTCATCAAAACCATAACTCTTATCGTACTCAATAACCTCGCCTATATAAAATACAGTTTCTTCGCTTTCAAATGCCAACTGGCACAAGAAATCAAATGCATCTTGATAACTTTGAGGGGCGATATAGAAATCTGAGTGTTCAACGTAACCGCTATAGTTACTCATGCAAATCTCCCATTCTTCGTTATTTCATAATCGCTTTTTAATTTAAGGTTATCGTCATCTAAACCACGTATATTTTCAATTTCTGCTCTAATTTCAAGTATGTTTAAATACTCTCCCATAATAGCCTTTTGCCTACGCAACAAATCTATAGGACAAGTTGGTTTAAAATCTAAAGTTCCAGCATCATATTTAACAATCATTCTGTGCAACTTGTTGTAACGTTCTTTTAATCCCTTATACTCTCCTCTAAATCTAGCTTGCCATTCAGGTTCACTAATGCTTAATTCATTTTTATTTTCTTCATTCATTTTGTACACCTCTTATGATAGGGCGGGTATTTCACCGCCCACCTTTCTTTATTTAAAATAACTATTTGCCAGTACTACCAATACCACCAGAACCGCGCTCCGTTTCGGATAGCTCATCAACTTCTAACAAATTCAATGCACCAACCGGTACAAGAATACCTTGCACCAATCTATCACCCTTTTGAATTAGATATGCATCATCGCCGGTATTTTTAAATATGCCTTTAATTTCCCCGCGGTAATCTGCATCAATCACGCCGAACGAATTCGGAATAACTAACGGAGTTTTACTCATGCTCGATCGTGGTGCCAGCATCAACATATAACCCTTTGGAATTTCCATCGCTAGACCTAATGTTACATATTGCGTTTGGTGTGGTTCTATTTCTACACTTTCCGGTTGGTAAAAATCCATTCCGGCAGCATCTGCGCTGCCAATTTTAGGTAACAATGCGCCATTCATAAACCGCTTAACCTTGATTGTGTTCTCTTCTTCACGACCAAATACAAACTTCTTTAACTTACAGATAAAACCCATTTAATATCCCCCTATTTTAAAAGTTGTTCTAATACGGCGTTCCGTCTGTCCATAATACGAATTTCTACACGCGGGTTTTCTTTGTCAATACCCGCTATGCAGCTTTCACCGTATGAACATATCCATTTATCATCGTCGATAACTCCGGCTTTTGTTAATATATCGCTAGTTGCTTGTAGTAAGCCTATTAAATCCGGCCAACTTCTTTTATTAGGCAAGTAATATTTACACTCAACAACTACAATACCAGATATATGCAGTTTCTTTCCAGCCAATTGCCATAAACATGCATCTTCATAATTTGAATAGGCTTCCGACGGAATATAACCCCGTTTATTTCCATTCTTAACTATTTGCCCGTGGTTTTTCTTTGTGATTGGGCGGCCTTTGAATACTATGTCAATTACACTCATTTTCTGCCAACCTCACGGTACACGGTTCAACAAAAGTCATTAATCTTGCATTCCAACTTGTTGCGCCTTTGTCAAAATACCAGACTTTTTCTTTGTCATATTTAGCAAAATACCGCTTTTTTATTCCGTATGTAGTTTCAACAATAATGCGCGTATCAACCGGCACCTTATCCCATTCCACAATACCTAATAGGCTTGCAATGGAATATTCCTTTTTACCATTTCCCAGCCCAAGCACCTTGCACGGAATACGCGGCGTATGCTCGCGCACCTTAAAATGTCCGCCATTTTCAATAAAAATTGGGTTTACGAAATACGCATATACGCCAAATACTTTTATATCGCGATACCCCTCATCGTACATTTCTTGTAATAGCCATTTTGCCCCTTGTTCATTCGTCATAATTCAATTCCCTTTTTGTTAATAAATGCTTGATTTGTTCCTTAACATGATACAAATACAACTCCATTGTTCCGTTAAAATGTTGTAAATTTTCTTTTGAAATTACTTGTCTTAACCGTTTTTGCTTTATACCGTTTGGAATATTATATTCAACCATAATGCAATAAGAATTTGCGGTTATATTTGGTTTTAAAATTCTATTTCCAATAACAATGGTTAAAGCACTTGCAAATTGCTCACGTGTATATGTTAGATCATTTGCTTTTACAAGTTTCTTCATTTACTACCCCCATAATATGACGACCTATTTCTTCTACAACATTTACAGTAACGGCGTTCCCGGCTTGCTTATAAAGTTGGCTATTACTATTTACCACCGCAGCCTTTTCGAACTGTTCGTCTGTAAAACCTTGTAAGCGCCAGCACTCTTTAGGCGTTAATTTTCTGATGCAAATAGGTTCATCGTCAACCAATACACCTAGATTATCGCTAGTCGTTAATGTGTTAGATCGTTGTGGTTGCACTCTTCCTCGGCGTGTTTCACTATCTGGATATGCAAGGTCTATGTCGTCGCCTATTTCTGCCATTGTGTATCCTGTTTTAGTTGCATTTTTAATAGCTACTTTTGGAACATGTTTATAATCTGTAGCCGTCAACGTACCAGCTAAACCAGTAGGCCATACGGTATTATCCGTTTCATAACGTGAACCATTTCCAATACTTTGAACTTTATTTGTATAGATTTCATATAAACCAGTTTTAGCACCCATTCCACCACCTTGTGTGGATAATGTGCAGCTTACGCCGTCAGGGTTATAAACTCGTTCTCCTTGTGAACCACCTATAATCTGCTTAAGAGTTGTTGTGTTTTCTCTTTTGATAGGTAATAGATTTCCGAAACTTCCGTTTCCATAACGTCCAACAATATACACACGTTCTCGGTTTTGAGGGACTCCGTAGTCTTTGGAATTGTACACTTTCCATTCGATACAATACCCTCTTTCTGCCATTTCACTAACAACGGTGAGGAATCCGCCCCCCCCATCGATTGATAACAAATTCTTAACGTTTTCACACATAATCCATTGGGGTTTATTTTCTTCGCATTCATCGATTAACCTCATAATTTCATAAAACAGACCGCTTCTAGTACCTTTTTTAATGCCTTTTTGATTTCCGACGATGCTTATATCTTGGCAAGGGAAACCAAACGTCCATAAATCAGCCTTTGGCAAGTCCTTTCCTTTAACCTTTGTTACATCATCGCCAAACCATAAATTATCTGTATCATACATTGCACGGTACGATGCTTGGGCAAACTTATCAAACTCGCACCAACCTATACACTCCATACCGGCCTTTTCTAACCCGGTATGAAATCCACCAATACCGCTAAAAAAATCTATAAATTTCATGTATTTCCTTTCGATTTTAATCGCCTCTTACTATGCCCCATATGTTCGTTTCACCGCTCATTGAATGCGCATCATATTCAAGCAACCATTTTAAACAATGCCGCCCGTGCTTAAATTTATCTGGCTTATTTCTAACTCCTATACCTGCACCGATTACCACTTCAGCAAACTCACAATCCGCTTCGTATATATACCACGGATACATAAGGCAATAGGCTTTTATGTATTGTTGCTTACGCTTTCTTTGTACTAATTTCATTCTTCCGCCACTTCCTCGACTTCGATTAAACACGTTGTAGGTGATACAAAAACATTTGTACCGGTTACCACATCTACAAAGCCAATATTTTTTCTATCCCCCAAATCAACATTTGTTATAGCAACTAAAAAATTATGCAATTCACTTTTCATTCCTTCGCCTTCTTTGAATGAATTAGTGTTATAAATTCTTATCCATCCACCTTGAAATACTTTTATTTGTAACATATCTACCTTCCTAATATTTGCCTGTACGCCGCTTGATGCGGTTATTGTTATTCTTCACATACCCGTACACATCGCCCCGGATATCACAGGTTTCTAATTCGTCTATACTCGCAACCTTTACATGGTGTTTTAAACATTGTTCACCCACAACAATTTTGCAAAATATATGAAACACTCATAATGCGAGAATAATTCTTTACAATAACTGGCATTTCTTCAATAAAATTAGAAAATTGCTCACTGGTTAGGTTTTGTATGAATTTTATTTGTTTTTCTTCAAATTCATTTCTTGCCTTTCGTGCCTCATTTATTGTTTTGTATGAACCATAACACCCTACGCTATCGCTACCATTGCATTCTATTAATACTACCGTATACATTTATTACCCCCCCCTTATTAGAATGGAACGCTTTCGTCGTTCCCTTTATCATCTGCAAAATTTTCAAAGTTACTTTCCGTTGCCGTATCATTCAATGCGGATACACCAACGAAACCGGCGATTACTTCCGTAACGTATTTTTTTTGTCCGTTGCTATCTTCATAAGAACGTGTTTGAATACGCCCCTCTACGAATAAGCGGTTTCCTTTACGGTAGTTGCCTACCGCTTCGCCTAGCTTGCCCCATGCAACACAGTTAATGAAGGCAGTTTGTTCTTTTGTTTCATTTGTTGCGCTATCAACATAAGTATTGCTTGCCGCCACCGTAAAAGTTGCCACCGCTCGACCGGATTGTGTATATCTAACTTCCGGATCGCGTGCAAGATTACCTAATAATTGAACACTATTCATAATATAATTACCTTTCTATTTTCTAATTCTATAGGGCAAATTCGATCAATTTACCCCTTCTACTATTTCGACCTTATGATTATCATTGGCGGTTCAAAACTTCCATACAACGCATTTAATCAATTTTTGACATTTGAAACAATTCATTTCAGCACCCCCAGAATTAGCTCTTTGCTTTCCTTTGAAATATCAGCATTTTCTACCAATTTTTTAAGGTCTACCGGCTTGAACTTTTCAACCTCTACCAGATGCCCATTGTCTAGCATCTTAATTTCTGTTTGTGGCATGCTAAGTTCTGCCCGCTTTCGTGCTTCCATTAATAAGCCATTATGCTTAATGCTTTCCGCAATTTCCATGTTCTTTTGTTCACGTGCTGCCAGTTGTTCATACGCCTTACAGAATTGGCTCATCGCTGCGCTTTCGTTGTAGCTTTGGCAGTTTCTTGGATCAAAGAAACTCCATACAGTTTTAGCCGCTAGCCTTGTAATACCTTCCAGTTCATCAAGGCCTTTTTCATACCCTACTTGACTAGCTTTCTTGCGCACAATTTCCCATGCATCTTGCGCTATTAGCCGTTCTTGCTTTCCGTTCACATATCCGGAAATTTCCGCCGCCTTCTTGCGAATAGTTGCGACAGAAGGCGCAAACTCGCATGTATTAATGCATTGCTTGATTGCTTCGGCCAATATTACCGGGTTTATATCTTCCAGCATGTAGGCGTACATTTTAACCTTCGCACTATCGAACTTGTCATATATCAATAGTTGGCCCGTAGCTTTCAATATTTCCGGTTTCATCTGTTCCCCTTTCTACCGCATCAATCAGCGCGTTAAGTTCTGCAATCTTTTGTTCTGTATCCGTCATAGTTGACATTTCGTTTGAATTGAGATATGTATCAAAATGGCTAGGTGCAAATAAAGTTTTCGGCGTTAAGTATTTTTCTAATTTCGTACCTTTCCATTCACGGCATTTTTTATCAATCACGGTTTTAAAATCGTCAACCGTATATCCCTCTTTCAAGCGTGATCGTATCGCTTGGATATATGGTTTTGTTGTTGGTTTGAATTTTGAACCGGTTTTAAGATTAAGATATTCGATAATTTCAAAGTGAGATTTATCCACATCGTCATGTGAAGCATGACATAGTATATCTATCCTATCCTTACCTATCCTATCCTTACCTATCCTATCCTTACCTGTGGTAACCATTGGTATACCAGTGGTTGTCATTTGGTTGACAGATTGCATGCAATTAGTTGTAACTTCATATTCGTTTTTATCATTAAGTCGCAACTGTTCGCGTTCATTTAATAGCTGTTCGTTTGGATTGTATCTGTCTTTCCTAATGTAGTTATGTATTTTCCAATGCTTGATAACGATGACGCCAGTATCAAAAGGAATTATAAATTGTTTGGCTATTAACAACTTCATATCATCATCTTTAGCACCTATCACCCTCATGAGTGATTTAGGCGAGTTGATAAATCCGTCATCATCTGCATCTAGCAACATATGAAAATATAGATTTTGTGTTGTGGATGGCATATCAAGGAATTGGTCTGACTTTATAATTGACTTTGCCATCATTCTTCGTTCTGCCATGTAATACCCTTGTTCCTTTCTTTTAATATCTCCCTAATCTGTTTTGCATCGCTGCCATGTGCTTTTGTATGACAATCTCTACACAAACAAGCAAGATTGCTAAGATTAGATAACCCCATTTGCGATCTAAACACTATGTGATGCACTTCGGTTGCTTGCGCTCCACATAGCACACACAACCCCTCATCACGTTCATACGCCCATTTTCTGGTACGGGCGTATAGTGCGTTATCCTGTCTTTTCCTTTTGTTCATATTCGCCCCATTCCATTACAAGTGAATTGATATAATCATCATTTTCAATCGGTATGTTTAACTGGTTGCACTCATCAACAAGTGCATCAATTAAACGCCGCATTTCATCTACTGTGTAAACGCTGCTACCGTGATATGCACGCATAATGGTATAGCCTTCCGTTTTGGCTGGGCCGGCATCTTCTGCATACCACCCCAACCCGTGGCCGTGCCAAATTTCAATAAAACGCTCGATAGCATCGTTTTTAATCGGTAAATAGGTAAATGTACCACATTCAATCAAAACTCGCTTGTATACCTCATTTTTTGAAATATATGCGTGTTTTGAAAGTTCACGTGCTATCTTTTCGCACAATACCCACGCATAAGCGTTGGCATTTAGCGAGCGGTGTTTTACCTTTCGTTTGATTTCGACTATATATTCAACTTCCGGATCTAACTTCTTTAACGTTTCGTCTTTTGGAGCGGGAATTAATATGTTATATCCAATAGACTTAATAACATTAATTCCCTTTGTAATCCATTTCATTAAATGCGGTCTCCGGCATTTTCATGCAACAATGCTTGTTCGTCATTGTCATATAGGGTAAAGCCTTTGTTTTCTTCTTCCCCGTATTTTTTCAACCATTCAAGGGCCGCCACCATTTCAAAGGCATCTAACATCGCAAGGCGCGGTTTTTTAAATTCCGCCGCAATGTATTTTGTGATTTCTGCTGGTGGTACCTTTTTAGATTTTTGCAACGCTACAAATTCATCGTATCCTTTAACGTGCGTTTCTTTTGGTTTAGTTGTTTGCGCTGGTGTTGATACTGGTTTTTTGTTTTGTGAATTATCCATAAAATCAGCATCTTTTGTGTCGTCAATACAGAATAATCCGTTCAATGCGTATTTTCGTGCGTAAGATGATGCGGAACCTGTAATTTGGCTTTCGTCCATGCCTTTTTTATCAAAGCTTTCACGAGCAAATGCAGTTGTTATGATTTCATCTTTGCCGTCAGTAATTTTCGCAATACCTTTGACGTAATAGCGTTCGCCAATCATTACGATTTCATCACTTAACAATGGCACAACATCATGTTTTGCACATAACGGCTTTACCGCTTCTAGGATATCTTCACAGTTTCTATAGTTATAACCGCCAAATTTATTGAATTGACTTTTAGGCGCTTTTAATTCTGTTTGTATTGCAATAAGTTTTTGATGTATTGTTTTAGCTGCCATGTGATCACCTACTTAATATAGAAATTTTGATTTACTTTGATTTCTGCACCGTCTACCGTTTCACCGGCTTTAATAGCTTTCTTAATAGCCGTTTTATCGGCCTTAATTTCAACCTTTGTGTAATCAGCTGGGATTACATCAAGGTTGATAATTTCCACGCTTTCAGATTTCCTGTACCCACACTTAAATGTGCCAACGGTTAGCGTTTCAAGGCCTTTTTCTTTTAGTGCAAATTCAACGTTATTTTTTAGCCGTTCAACAAAGTTTTCTTTTGTTTTCTTCATTGCAGTTAAACGGTCGATTTCCGCTTTAATACCAGCAATATCACTTTCCGTATTTTTAATAAATTTACCTGTGTTTTCTAGTTTTTCTTCAATAGATACATTAATCATTTCTAATGTATCTTGAATTGCTTGAATTTCTTCTTCCGTTTCTGCCACTTCAAGCATTGCGGATAGTTCCGCGTAATCTTTATTTAGTTCGTAAATACTAGCCATTTTTATTTATTACCTTTCAATAAATCAATAATTTCTCTTGCTTCAATGTTCGTTATATTTGAGTCCATTAACGAACGATAGCTTCCCATGTTTATATAAATTAATTTGCCTTTATATATTGCATGTACGTCATATGTATAAAGCGTTTTCCCTTCTTCAGCGTTGTTTTTTCTGATGTTAAGATTAAGAGAAACTTCTTCATCTGTTATTTTTTCACATAATTCCGTAAACATTGCCACAACTTCGGCGATTTGTTCTTTATTCAATCTCCATTCCATTTTTCACCTTGCCACCTTAACCAGCTATCATGTATGATATGGTTAAGATGCTTTAATAACTCACTTTTCGCATCTGCCCTTTGGTAACTGCAATTACTAAAGGGCCTTTTTTATTTCGTCAATGTAGATGCCACCATATAATAGTGCTGCGCCTAATAACCCTTGTAATACCGCTTCATATAACGTGATATTGTCAAGTTCTAAACTGCCCGGCGTGCCTATCAGTAAGATTGCACCTATAACTTTAAAAACCGTTGTCATTCTAATTCTCCTGTGATCACTAGCATTTGGCTGGTGATTTTTCTAATTTCACCTCTTAGATACCGATTTTCTGATTGCAAGCGTTCATTTTCTGTTTGCAACTGTTTATATCTGACAATGTTAAACTCCGTTGTCAGCCCCGCTAATTTCTCAACCTCGTTCCGGTTGAATTTCACTCCGGGTATCGGTAACTGGTGTAACTTGCCGTCATTTCTGAGGTTATATACCGCTGTTTCTGATATCGACAGTAACGCAGCAACCTCTTTAACTGTGTAAACTAATTTTTCCAT